GATAATGTACTTCAGTACTTTATTGACAATGCTCCTGATCACATTAGCCGAGCCAGGTACTCTGCTATCCAAGAGCGCAGCATTGGTGTGGGGGCTCTTGGTTTTCACGCTTATTTACAGAGAAATGGCATACCGTTTGAATCAGCGTTGGCAACATCTGCAAACAATAAAATATTTAAACACATACGGGAAGGATTAAATGAAGCGAATTTACAATTGGGTAGTGAACGCGGTGAAGCGCCAGATGCTCGAGGGACCGGACTTCGTTTCAGCCATGTTACTGCCATTGCTCCTAACGCTAGTAGCTCTATTATCATGGGTAATACTAGCCCTAGTGTTGAGCCTTATCGTGCCAATGCCTATAGACAAGATACTCTTTCTGGAGCCTTCTTAAATAAAAATAAGTATTTGGATAAAATCATCAAGGAGAAATGTGATGCAGACAGCAAATTGGATTATCAAGAAATCTGGTCATCTATCATTGCAAACGACGGTTCCGTCCAACACTTGGATATCTTGGATGAATGGACCAAAGATGTCTACAAAACTGGTATGGAAATCGACCAAAGATGGATTGTGGACCACGCAGCTAACAGACAAACTTACATTGACCAGGCACAATCCATTAACCTCTTTTTTAGACCTGATGTGAATGTTAAATACTTACATGCCGTGCATTTCATGGCCTGGAAAAAACAGTTAAAAACGCTTTATTACTGCCGAAGTGAAAAACTAGCCAAAGCAGACAAGGTTTCTAAGAAAATTGAACGTAAGGTTATCGAAGAAATTGATCTTAAACAATTGGCTTCCGATGAAGGAGTTTGCTTAGCTTGCGAAGGGTGAGGACTGAAAACTCTATAGTTAAACATTTAAGATCCGATATACATCCTGGTGAAGGTTGGAAAGAAGGAAGAATATTTAAACCGAGAAAAAGAAAGTGAAAACAATTGCATTATTTGTGCAACACCCAAAATGTTCGGTTCAATCGTGCAATGGTATAATCAAAGCACTTGGACCGAACTATACATATAAATTATTTACTAAACATGAAATCGAAGATAATTTTTTTGATGGTGTTGACTTGGTTATATTTCCTGGTGGCATCGGTGATAGTGATTCTTGGGATATCTATTTTCAGTCTCATCGAACCAAGTTACAGAAGTATATTGCAAATGGTGGACGATATTTGGGTATATGTATGGGTGCCTATTGGGCTGATAACAATTACTTTAGGTTCACAGATATCAAAATTGACCAATATATCAAACGACCAAGAACTTGTACCAGAAGATACTACAGCAAAACAGTGGAATGTGACTGGAACGGCACAAAAGACAGATTCTTCTTTTACGATGGACCTGCATTTATCGGAGATGAATCGAAGTTCGAAGTAGTTGCAAGATATAGTAACGGTGATCCTGCTGCAATTATACAAAATAGAATTGGATTGATTGCTGTACATCTAGAAGCAGAAGAATCATGGTATGATAAACCTTATTTACATAAACATTGGAATCAAGGTAGACATCATAAACTATTAAAACAATTTGTTGACAGATTAATGGAAAAATAGTATGATAGTAGAATTATTTTTATATGGTTTCATTACTGCTTTTGGTTGGTGGACAGCAAATCATTATGTAATAGAACCTTATTTTCCACCTCCTATAGAAAGAAAGCAAGATGAGCAAAAGTAGAGATTATAAGAACTTTGAAACACAAAAAGAAATATTATTGGATTATTTACAAGTAATGATTGCAATTGAAGATTGGCATGGAGTATCTGATGTAGCAAACGATTTGCGTGAACTAGAAGCAAAACAAAATGTAAATTACAAAAGTAAATAAGGAGATATTATGGCTAAGCAAACTGGTGTAAGTAAACATAAATCTGTACACAAAAGAACCAAACAGGGTGGACAGAAAAAAACTTCGTCTATGAGTAAAGGTGAAAAACGTTCAAATAAAAAGTATAGAGGTCAAGGTCGATGAAAAAAGTTTTAAGATTTACAGCATCATGGTGTGGACCATGTAAAATGTTAGCTAAAACATTAGAAGAAGTTGAAACTAATGTACCAATTGAAGTGATTGATATTGATGTGAATCCAGAACTCGCAACAGAATTTGGTATTCGCAGTGTACCCACTTTAGTATTGATGGAAGATAATATGGCATCAAAAAGACTCATAGGAAATAAAACAAAACAAGAACTAGAGGCATTCATCAATGATTGACTATAATAAATAATACGCCCAAGAGTATAAAACACTAAATATATGTAAGGAGAATTACTATGATTTATCTTTACATAAAAACACACAATATTACTGGATTAAAGTATTTTGGTAAAACCACAAAAAAAGATCCTTACAGTTACAAAGGTTCTGGAAAATATTGGAAAAGACATTTGAGTAAACATGGAAATAATGTGTCTACCGAAATAATTGGAATCTTTTCTTCAGATGAAGAATGTGAGACATTTGCGACTCAATTTTCAGAAAAAAACAATATAGTGGAATCCGCAGAATGGGCGAATCTTATAAATGAAAATGGATTAGATGGTGCTCCAAAAGGAAATAAAATCTCTACTTCAACTAAACAAAAAATAAGACAGTCTCTCATTGGAAAACCAAATCCAAAAACAAAATATGTTATAAAAGAGAATAGAGAAGAAAGGTCTGAGAGGTGTAGAAATACTTCAAAAGACACATTTTGGATAAACAACGGAGTTGAAAATAAACGCTCAAAAGTTTTAGTTGATGGGTGGAAACTTGGAAGAATACAAAATGGAAAAATTGGAGATAAATCATTAGGCAGCAGAAACGATGGAAGTAATACTAAAGGACGCAAAATATACAACGATGGAAAAAAACACGCATATTATTTTGAAGGACAACAACCCGAAGGATGGATTAGAGGTAAAATGGCAGGTTATCAGGGTGGAACAGGAACACATAAAAAAGGCAAAAAATATGATAAAGAAAACAAGTAAAGAATTAAAATTGACCGATGAAAGGTCGTACTTTAAACCGTTCAATTACGGATGGTGTTATAACGCATGGTTGCAACACGAACAAGCTCATTGGCTTCATTCGGAAGTTCCAATGATTGAAGATGTAAAAGATTGGAAAAACAAATTAACAACAGAACAGAAACAATTTCTCACACACATTTTTAGATTCTTCACACAAGGTGATATCGACGTTGCTGGTGGATATGTAAAGAACTATTTACCATATTTTCCACAACCAGAAGTTCGTATGATGTTGTTGGGCTTCGCAGCTCGTGAAGCGTTACATATTGCAGCATACTCACATCTGATTGAAACATTAGGTCTGCCTGATACTATGTACAATCAATTTTTAGAATATCAGGCGATGAGAGATAAACATGATTACGTACTTAATCTTAGCTCACAGAATGGTGATGCTGCTTCTACTGCTACTCACATTGCAGTATTCTCTGCTTTCACCGAAGGGATGCAATTATTCAGTTCCTTTATCATGTTACTTAACTTCCCACGCAATGGTACGATGAAAGGTATGGGACAAATCGTTACTTGGTCAATCGTTGATGAAACGATGCACGCTGAGAATATGATTAAATTGTTCCGTACATATGTGGAAGAAAACAAAGAAATCTGGAATGATGATTTGAAATCTAGAATATATACTATTGCAGAAAAAATGGTAGAACTAGAAGATAAATTTATTGACCTAGCTTTCGAGATGGGTCCAATGGAGAACTTAGATGCTGAAGATGTTAAGCGCTATATTCGCTATATTGCTGACCGCAGGCTTATTTCTCTTGGTCTTAAAGGGATTTTCAAAGTAAAGAAAAATCCATTACCATGGGTCGAAGAAATGATTAATGCTCCTATTCATGGCAATTTCTTTGAGAATCGTGTTACTGATTATGCTAAAGGTGCATTGTCTGGACAATGGGAAGAAGTTTGGGGTAAAGCTGCATAAAGTAATATGACAATCCGATGACGGTTCTGTTACAGTTCCGTTTAAGGATCATGATTTCATAGATAAGTGTGATATTGTGCATTTGCACAATTCTTATAGGAGAAATCATGAGAAATTTACTTTTATCTTTA